GGAAGAAGACAACACAACATTGAAAGAGCAAGTAGCCTGCTCCGGCGGGGCATGTGAAATTACTTAAAAGATTTCAATAGACCTCGTAAGCTAGACTACGCTATAATTCCGAGCAGAGGCTTCTGCATTGGATAATAGCAAACAGCTCCCGCACATTGATGAGTGTCGTCATCTCATTCTCAAGATAGTTGAACAGGCAGTAAGAGACTTCTTAAGTCTATCAAGTTCGAGCGCTCCAATTGAGCGAAAGTATTACGAAACTGCCTGTGATTTCTTGTTTGACGACAACTATAGAATAGATTATGGTGGTGTAGACAAGTCGTTACGCGACCTGTTAGACATACTAGATTATGATGTCGAGTGGTTCCGGGAAAGAATCGTCAAACTTAAAGATAAACGCATCCAGGAATCCAAGAAGAAAAGGGATCAAAATGCAATACAATTCAGCAACCAACAAAAAGACTTTCGCCACAAGTTTGACTGGAGTTAAAAACGTCTACCTCGCAGGACCAATGGAGTATGCTCACAACGAAGGATTAAATTGGCGTCGAGCATACGAAAGAGCTTTCAAAGCTATTGGTATCAACTGTGTCATTCCTAACGATGAAGAGAAAAACATCAAGAGAGAGAATGATATGGGTTGGCTCAAAGAACACAACCTACCTAGGTACATCGAAATCCTTAGAGAGTTCATCAGGATGGACTTGGAATTCGTTGAGACAGTAGACCTTGTTATTGTGCGCTGGGAGGGAGAACAAACCGCAGGTACCATTCATGAAGTAGGTAAGGCGTATGAAATTGGCAAGCCTGCTTATCTAGTTACATCTCTGAAGCCAGTAGATGTACCCGGTTGGTTTCTAGCCTGCTTCACCCAAACCTTCACTAGCCTGAAGGACCTCATTAAACATGTAAAACAAGTACATCTATAATAGGAGATTGTCATGAGTGATGGCATCACTGACGGCGCTCGCGATAACGCGCGTCGTAAGGGTGAGCTACAAGATGGTGGCACACGTAAGACGTACACAACTGGAGCACAAAAAGAAGACCAGTCAGCAACAGATGGCAAAGGACGCTATGACCTCCTCCCTATCACAGCAATCAGAAGAGTGGCTGAAATATTTAGAAAAGGTGCGATCAAATACGACGACAGAAACTGGGAGAAAGGATTACCCCTCTCACGTTTCCTCGACAGTGCGAAAAGACACATTGATCAGTACCAGGAAGGTCTCGAAGATGAGGACCACCTTGCCCAAGCAGCATGGAACCTTCTGGCACTTCTACATACTGAAGAGATGATCAAGCGTGGACTCCTACCTAAAGAGCTTGATGACATGCCTAGCTATATGCCCACAGATGCAGACCCTGAGATGTGGAGACAAATAGGCCGGTGGGCTTCGGAGGATATAAAACAACCTTCTCAATGCTGTGGAATGTGTGAACATGTTAGAACACATCAAACCGACATCGACGAGGTATATCATAACTGCCCAGAATTTGGACATAGCGTATTGTTAGATCAAGGCCAAGATTGTGACGGATTTAAACTCAAGGATAAGTAATGGCTAAAGCAAAGAAAGACCAGAAGACCATCGGTGATGGCAAACACAAAGAACAAGCTCTCGAAGCAGCTGTGTTGACTCTTGAAAAACAGTTCGGCAAAGGGATCTTGATGACTGGTAACTCTAAGTCATTCCCAGAAGTAGGAAGAATTAGGTCAGGCTCTATTGGTCTAGACAAGGCGCTCAATGGCGGCATAGGTAGAGGACGGATTGTAGAAATCTACGGCCCCGAGTCCTCTGGTAAAACCACGCTCGCTCTTCATGTTATAGCTGAATGTCAAAAAGCAGGTGGTACCTGTGCTTTCATTGATGCAGAACATGCACTAGATGTGTACTACGCAGCAGCATTAGGTGTGGACGTAGAGTCACTACTTATCAGCCAACCCGATAGTGGAGAGGATGCTCTGAATGTAGCAGAGACACTAACTAGATCAGGCGCTGTTGAACTCATTGTTATCGACTCTGTGTCAGCCCTAACTCCTCGTAAAGAAATTGAGGGTGAGATTGGTGACGCTAATGTAGGCCTTCAAGCCCGTATCATGAGTCAAGCAATGCGTATGCTAGTAGGTCCAGCACACAACACAGACACCTGTGTTATCTTCATCAATCAGATCCGTATGAAGATTGGCGTAATGTTTGGTAGTCCAGAGACAACCTCTGGTGGTAATGCCCTCAAGTTCTATGCCTCACAACGTCTAGACATCAGACGTATTGGTGTCCTTGGTAAAGATGACGACAAATACGGTATCCGTACACGCGTGAAGGTAGTGAAGAACAAAATCGGCCCACCTTTTAAGACAGTAGAACTTAACATCATCTTCGGTGAAGGTATCGACTGGGCTAGCGACCTGTTAGACATCTCTGTCTTTCTTGGACTAGTAGATAAATCAGGCGCATGGTTTTCATACAAGGGTGAACGTCTAGGCCAAGGTGCTGCCAACACAGCAGCCAACCTCGCTAAAGACGAAAAGCTAGTTGATGAACTACGAGAGCTTATTCTTAACCCTCCACCACCTCCAGAGCCAGAACCAGAGGAAGTTCCTGATGAAGTACCTACTAGCAGTTGATCTGGAAACTACAGGTTTAGACCCAGATTGGAATGAGATTACACAGGTTGGTATTATTCTACTTGACCACAACCTTGGTCACATCGATCACTTCAAAAGTTTGGTGAGAATAGATCATCCAGAAAGAGGAATCCAAGATGGGTTCAATGTCTTTGAGTACACAGGGATTACACCCGAGAGTTTGGAGACAGCACCATCACTAGAGAAAGTGATTGACAAGCTGTTGAGATTTGTGAAGAAACATACCGGACTACTCAATGGTGACCGTAAAGAGATCACTATCTTTGGACAGAACACAAAATTTGACATGAACTTTCTGGAGTCAGCGTTTGCTACAGTAGGAAAGAAGTGGCCGTTTGACTATCATAACGTAGATCTGGCCTCTATTTTTGTAGCATATCACTTACTAAAGTTTGGTACGTTACCTGTAATTAAACCAGGTCTTAAAGAGATCTGTGAACATTTCAAAACAGAACAACTAGAGGCACATGATGCAATGAATGACATCATACAAACAGTTGGGATGTTGAAACACACACTAAAGGAGATGAATGATGCTTGATTTTTTCAAGATGATGTATAAAATCGATAAGCCAACACTATTTATCGGAGCTACTGTTTTCACAACAGCAGTTGTCGGTCTAATCGTAGCATTCACTACTATGTAGGAGAAAACAATGGCAACATATGATGTATTAGTACATATGGAAGATGGCGCAGTTGTTAAAATTGAAACAGACAAAACTTCACCTGAAGAAGCATTGCTATCTCTTCAAAGTAGCAACTATGAATTAGAAGGTTATGACCAACTTATGAAAATCACTACAGATAAAAATGTGATACTAGTACGCATTAGTGATATCAAAAAGTTTGTTACAGAACGCCATTCAGAGTTAGCTCTCTAATGAACTTCACTCACCTCCATCTTCATAGTCAATACTCACTACTAGACGGGGCTATCCTTATCCCTGACCTCATTACTTACCTCAAGGAAATGGGTATGACATCCTGTGCCATCACAGATCATGGCTGGATGGCAGGCGTAGTAGACTTCTATAAGAAGTGTAGAGAAGAGAAAATCAAACCTATCCTGGGTGTTGAAGCATACATCACAGAAGACCCAGATGGATTAGAGCATAAGACGCGCGACAACATGCATATGGTGTTGTTAGCTAAAGACAACGAAGGCTACAAGCTATTGTTAGATCTTATTAGCAAGGCCGCACTCAACAACTTCTACTACAAACCTCGTATTTATAAGAACCATCTAGAAAAATTAAAAGGCCACGTAGTAGCAACAACTGCCTGCTTAGGTGGCGTATTAGCCAAAAAAGTCCACTTCACTACTGATATGTATGGCTGTGCTGTAGTGGCAGAAGATGATGGTGCACAAAAAGACGCAGAGTATTACCGCAGCATTTTTGATGAAGACTTCTATCTAGAACTACAAGTTTGGAATGATGACGATAACTATCAGCAAGTCTACAATCAGTTTCTGCTCAACCTGGGCAAGAACCACGGATTCCAATTCGTGCTAGCAGCTGATGCTCACTATCTAAAACAAGAAGACTCTAAACTTCATGAAGTACTGATGGCTATGCAGTTCAAGAAGACACTACTAGAATACAAAGCCAATGCAAATATGTTGTATGGTCCTCACTTTTATGTGGCAGGACCAGAAGAGATGATGAGAAGAGCTAAAGAAATTGACTGTATAGAAGCGTATGAAAACACCCAAAAGATAGCTGATGCTTGCAATGTAGAGATTACTCTTGGTGAATATCAAGAGCCAGTTTTCTCAATTGAGGAAACAGATGACTATCAAGAATTCCTAGAATGGAGAAAGAATGTTAATAAGTGATTACGAACAAACTTATGAATGGGACCAAAAACTGTGGGAAGAACATATTGAATCAGTATGTATGATGCTTGGAGAATACGAAGGCGATTATTACTCAATCGCAGCTGAAGAGATCATCTGTGATGACGATGGAAAAGTTCAACGTGTTCGCCCTCCCTGGACCTTATTGCATAAGACTTTACAAGCAGGTGTTGGTCCAACAGGTTCCCTTCAAGAAAAGATTAAAGAGTTTGTAAGAGTAGAACCCCGCCCAGAACTACTACCAGAAGAAGAGGATGAAAATGGAGAAGAGACTACACCTAGTCAGTAGCAACTATAAGACCCGCTGGTCTATCAACTTTCCAATCGAACATACCTGTAAACCTACCAAAACTTGTTTCGGACTTTGCTATGGACGCCATGGCAGACTTGTCATGAAGTCCTCACTTGCCCGGCAACAGAAGGTCTATTCTGTATTCCAGAATGCAAAACCAGAAGAGATCGCCCGCGTGATAGCTGAAGGATACAGAAGGAAGAACCTTACATGGCTACGCTGGTGTGGTGTTGGTGATATAGATCCAAAGACAGTCAAGGTGATTAATATCCTTGGCACCAAATATCCAGATACACGTCACAAGGTAGTAACACGTAGAGTGGATGCAATAAAGCAACTTGCACGTGACATGCCTAATGTGTATATCATGTTCTCACTAGACGGAGATCCAGAAAGTAAAAGGCGGAAGAAGTTGGTAGACAAAGTAAACCATCCACGTGTCTACTATTCTTACCTACGTCAGACTGCAGACGAGGACACACTAGGCGCACCCATTATCTTCGATGCCCACAGCATGAAGGGTAAGTTACCATATGATGCTAAGCGATGCTGTCCAGTAGACTCAGGACGTATGGCAATGGAGAACGCATGTGAAAAGTGTAAGAAGTGCTTCTCACCAGGAGTGTACAAATGAGTAGAATCCTAACTATGTGTAGAGCAGGACTATCACGTAGTCTAGCTTTAGCTGATGTCCTCAAGTTCCACTTCCCACCAGCAGATGCTATTCCATGTGGAGTGTCTAACAACAGTGCAGCAACATTACTCCTGTTAGTTCACTGGGCTGATCATGTAGTACTCATGAGAGAAAAGTTCAGAGATGAATTAGCGCACAAGATTGGACCACTACCACAGGAGAAAATCCTAGTGTGTGAAGTAGGGCCTGACATACATGGTTATGCTAACCCTGCTGGCCGCAAGATTCTTATTCCTCAAGTATGGGGTTGGGCAAGAGTTAACTCAGCAGTACTTGGGGTAACAGAAGGAAAGAACTTTGCCTGGCATGAAGACAAACTGACATGAAATTTATCATATACAAAGTAAAGAACGGCTTTCTACTTACTGTCCAACATGGCAAAAAGATGACTTCCTATATCTTTCAAGCCACAGAACGCATAAGAATGCTTGCTCACATTGATAAACTCCTGGGTGATGACCCTGCTGAACAATTAGAAACGGAAAAGAATGACTGAGCTTGAACTTTATTTCCAGTATAGATGTCAGAAGGGCCTAGAGAAGAGAGGCCTGACAGACAAGTCTGAGTATCAAAAAAGGTTAAAGTATGAAATTAGCGTTATCACCACAATGGGATACTGCGGCTACTTTCTTGTTGTCTCGGATCTACTTACTTGGACGCTGGCTAACGAGATTCCTGTTGGACCAGGCAGAGGATCTGCTGCTGGTGCTCTGGTGGCGTATGTGCTGGAGATTACGCACCTGGATCCGATTGAACACGGCCTTATCTTTGAAAGATTCCTCAATCCTGACAGAGTCTCCATGCCAGACATCGACATGGACTTCTGCGAAGACCGCAGAGGTGAAGTTATTGGGTATGCCAAGGATAAGTATGGACACGACAAGGTAGCCCACATTGGTACCTATGGATCAATGAAAGCCAAGGCCTCTATAAGGGCCGCAGCCAACGTTCTAGGCTTTAGTTGGTTAGCAGGTGACAAGCTAGCTAAAATGACACTGGAGCCCATAGCGGGGAAACCAGTGCCTCTCAAGACGTGTTATGAGAAGGTGCCGAGGCTAGGTGCGTTCCGTCACGGTCCTGACTGTGAAGAGAAGCAGATTCTCACGTGGGCAGAGCAAATTGAGAACCGTCTGCGCTCATTCGGTACCCATGCCAGTGGTATTGTGATCTCTGCAGATCCTGTTACTCAAACAATCCCTCTCTATCCAGGCAAGGATAAAGCACCTACTGCTCAGTTCGAAATGAATACCGTTGAAGAATGTGGCCTCATCACGTTTGACTTCTTGGGACTGCGTGCTCTAACGACAATAAAAAGATGCACTGACCTGATTAAGGAACGCCATGGTATCACTATTGATCCGTTGCAGATCCCCGTAGATGATGATGCAGTATATGACCAATTACAAACAGGTGATGTAACAGGCGTCTTCCAGTTGGAGGGCTCCTCTGGTATGCGTGACCTAGTTGTACAAATCAAGCCACGTTCTCTAGACGACCTAGCTTTACTTGTAGCTATCTATCGTCCTGGTCCACTAGAGAGCACCATGTTACAGCACTATCTAAAGGTGCAGGCAGGACAAGCAGACCCACACTACATCATTCCAGAACTAGAACCTATCCTGAAGGTCACTGATGGCATGCTCATTTTCCAGGAGCAAATCCTGGAGATTTGTAGACAGCTAGCAGGATACAGTCTTGCAGAAGCTGACCTCATGCGTAGAGCAGTAGGTAAGAAAAAGAAGAAAGAGATGGATGCCCAGCATGGGAAGTTCATCGAAGGTATGATGGAAAAGGACATCGTTAAGTCTGATGCACAGAATGTATGGGAAGACATCGAGTCCTTTGCTAGCTATGGCTTTAACAAAGCACATGCTGCTTGCTATGGGTATATAGGCTACCAGATGGCCTACCTCAAGACCCACTATCCTCTAGAGTTTTTGTGTTCCTGTCTCATCAGTGATTCAGATGAAGTAGATAAGATCATCCAGTACATTGCCTACTGTAAGGACAAGAACATCGAAGTACTTGGTCCTTCTGTAAATGAATCACAATACAGTTTTGCTGTAGCAGGAGAAAAATCAATTAGATTTGGCTTGAGTGCTATCAAAAACCTTGGTAAACCAGTACAGGAGATCATAACCGAAAGAGAAGAGAATGGGCTGTACAAAGATATACTTGACTTTGCAGAGCGTGTAGATTTAAGCAAGATCAATCGCAAGAAGATAGAGTCTCTAGTGCTAGCAGGCGCATTCGATAGTCTTGGTGATTACACCAGACAATCATTGTTAGACGCAGTAGATGAGGTCTTGCGACACAAAGAAGAACACAAGCGCTGGGTAGCTAAAGACACAACTTATATAAAAAAACTAGCAGTGTGGGTCACTAGAGAACTACAGCTAGACGATTGGGAAGAGATGACTTTGTATGAAAGAAGACAAGCCAAAGTCTGGGCTCCAACACCAGCACTAGCGTTTAAGAAACCAAACAAACTAAAGCTTCCAGCTCTACCAGATCCAGCCCTACTTCCATGCATACCACCAGCACAGGAAATGGAACAACCAGAGTTGCTAGGTCATGAAAAAGAATTGATGGGCTACTATGTATCAGGACACCCATTGGATAACAGAAAAGAAAAAGGTTCATACACAATCGCACAGATTAAAGAATTAGCGGGAGAGAAAAAGATCCAGCCTAAGGCACGGGTCACTCTGGTTGCAATTCCAAATGTGATAAAGGAGATAACTACTAAGAAAGCTAAGCAAAAGATGGCCTACGTGGATCTAGAAGACAAAACTGGTACAATACAATCAGTAGTCTTCTCTGGTCCATACGCGAAGGCAAAGGAGTTAATAGATATCCAAACCCCAGCCTACTATGATGGAGAAGTAGAAGTCATTGAGAGTGATACCGATCAGGTAATCAAAATCAGAGTCTCTCGCGTCAGGATGCTTCCAAGTATCAGAGCCTATAGGAACCGTCCTATCAAAATTACAGTTCCAATAGCAACTATCAATCAAGCTGCAGAACACTTGTCTGAAATCCACGGAAATGATTTCAAAGTAAAACTCACAGCCATATCAGAAGAAGGAAATCAGTGGCAGTTTGGCGTATTCTCCTGTTGTGGAGAAAGAACTGCACTGAAGAAGCAACTTAAGGAGTTCAAATGAGACATATCCTTGAACATCTGCTAGTAGTCGGTGGTGCTATCCTAGTTTGGGGGAAGATTGGATCAATCACCCTTGGGTTGGCCCTGATTCTCTATGCATGTTGGCGATTCAATACAGCTATGAGACGTATTAGACTGTTAAAAACATGAGCTACACAAGACAACCACAGAACATTCGTGCTCATGTAACCCATCTAAAGGAGTAAATTAATGCAACCAAAGATTTTAATGATAGACATTGAAACAGCCCCAGCCGCTGCATATATCTGGAGGCTATGGCAGAAGGTATATACAATGGACATGGTGCCTGAAGATTGGTACATCCTGTGTTGGTGTGCCAAGTGGGTAGGCGATAAGAAGATCATCAGTTCAGCACTACCAGACCACAAGTTGTATGAGAAGGACGTAGCGAATGACTTTGAGGTTATGAAAGCTGTATGGCCACTGCTAGATGAGGCAGACATTGTTGTTGGTCATAACGCATCTCGCTTTGACATCAAGAAAATCAATACTAGATTCATCGCACATGGCATTCAGCCACCTTCACCATATAAGGTAGTAGATACACTAATGGTGGCTCGCAAGCACTTTGCATTCATGTCAAATAAGCTTACTGACTTGGGTCAAATGCTAGATCTAGGTAAAAAGGAGTCCACAGGTGGATTCAAGCTATGGGAAGACTGTCTTGCAGGCAAGAAGTCAGCCTGGAAGAAGATGGTTTCTTACTGTAGTCAAGATGTACGTCTCCTTGAGAGTATCTACCATGCACTGATGCCATTCGCTAATTGTATGCCTAATTATGGTGTGTACATTAACGACAGAGTCTGTCCAAAATGTGGTTCAGAAGATGTGGTTAAGAGAGGCTTCGCCTACACAACCATCTCCAAATTCCAGCGTTGGAAGTGTAACGACTGTGGCAGTTGGAGTAGAGAACGCAAGCGTATCAAGCCTAACAGCGAGATACTTTCTAACATCTAAGGAGGTAATATGTCCTGGGTAGAAAACCAAGAAGAACTACAGAAGTTCGCACAAGAGTTTGACAAAAGAATCAAGTTGCATACCAAGGATAATTTGTTATCTAAGGTGATCTCTTGGATCCTATTTGTTATCAGCTTTGGTCAACTGAAGAGAAGTACATATATGGTAAAAGCTGCAACTGCGCTAGCTAATCACCACTTCTTTCCGAAGGAGTGGACTAGCTGGCAGGTACAGTCTGTTATTCCACATGAAGCTCGTCATACCAAACAACTGACCTACTGTGGAGCAGGTATACACCCTCTGTTAGGGCTACCTGTTGCAGCTCTCATATACGGCCTTCTATTCTTCCCTGTATTCTTTGCTCTCGGTAGGTTTTACTTTGAATATGATGCTGATCGAACTAAATATAGATATACACTCTCTCAGGACAATAGTCTATATATGCAAACATGGGTAAGATCTAGTGCAGAACGTAGAGCAGACAAGATCAGCGGCTCTATGTATTTGTGGGCAGTACCACGTACTTTTGCACAAAAGCAGTACATGAAAATGGCAGAAGAGGTGATTAATGAGTCTACCAACATGGGATAAAACGTTTATGGATATGGCTGCACTAATAGCAAAGAGATCAAAAGATAGATCTTTTCAGGTTGGTGCAGTGCTAGTAGGACCAGACTGTGAAGTACGTTCAGTGGGTTATAATGGATTCCCTCGTCTAGTCAATGACAATATAGACGAACGTCATTTACGTCCTGCCAAGTATTTGTGGACTGAGCATGCAGAACGAAATGCTATATATAATGCAGCCCGTGTAGGTATCCAAACCAAAGGCTGTACTCTTTATGTTACAACAGCACCATGCATGAGATGTGCCCGAGCTATTATCCAGTCAGGTATTGAAAGTGTAGTATGTAATTACGAAGCGCCTGTAGACAATCTAAAAGATGGTAGTACACCAGTGCCGTGGTGGCTAGAGTTTCAAACTGCTCTTCAAATGTTTTCTGAAGCTGGTGTCATAGTAAGGAGTCCCTGCACATGAAAGTGCTTGCTGAGACCGGCCTAACTTTTGATGATGTATTGTTACGCCCACGTAAATCTACTATCCCTTCACGTAGAGATCAAAGCATTGATCTATCTACACAGTTAGTACCAGGTATAGAATTACAATACCCTATCATTTCTGCCAACATGGATACTGTAACACACAGAGAAATGGCCATGACCATGATGGAATTAGGCGGGCTTGGTATTGTTCATCGCTTCATGGAGAGAGAACAACAACATATTGTTTTACGAGATGCTGGAGCTAAACCAACAGTGGTCTGTATTGGACTTGGTAAGCAAGGACAATGGCGACTCGATGAAACAATGGATCTCGCACCTGCAGCAGTCCTAATCGATGTAGCACATGGTCACTGTAAGGGTGTAATTGAGCAGATCAAGTGGTCTAAAAAGCAATATCCAGCTCTACCAGTAATTGCTGGTAATGTGGCCACTTCTGAAGGCGCAGCCGACCTCATTGAAGCAGGCGTAAACTGTATTAAAGTAGGTGTAGGGCCTGGCAGCCTCTGTACTACACGTATTCAAACAGGATGTGGTGTACCTCAACTCTCTGCTATTATGGATGTAGCTGAGTGTTGTGATTATGCTCAAAAAGGTACAACTATTATCGCTGATGGTGGCATACGCAGCTCTGGAGACATAGCTAAAGCACTAGCTGCTGGTGCACAAGCTGTCATGATCGGTGGTTTATTTGCAGGTACAGATGAAGCACCAGGAGATATCAGAGCAGATGCTAATGGCACTATGTATAAGACCTATAGAGGTATGGCATCACGAGATGCACAAGAAGATTGGAAAGGCACAGCCTATTCTGTCGAAGGGGAGTCTAAAAAGGTCCCATACAGAGGTCCTATTAAGAAGATCTTTGACAACCTAATCGCCCGTCTCTGTTCTTCTATGACCTACCTCAATGCACGATCTATTAGAGAGTTTCAAGAGAACGCTATCTTTCAGAGACAAACATATGCTGGCTACCGTGAGAGTACACCACATGGTTTATAAGGAGGAATCACCTTGAGTGAACGTTTTACCGGATTCCGCACATTTACTGTACCACCTGAAATTATCACCGCACTGTATGCTAAGAAAGAAGCAGAACCATGGGATAAAAGACATTCTCTCTATCCTAATATGTATCTAGAACTACGTAGTCAGGCAGATATCAAAAATACTGCACTAGCTAGAGTAGGTCACGATGGTACGTTACACCTGATTGCCTCTCAAAAGGTGTCAAGCATAGAACCACGCAATAGAGAGCAAGTGTTTGCTTTTGATGCTCTACTAAACGATGAAATCACGGCTGTCGTACTCACTGGTACTGCAGGCACAGGTAAGACTATACTTACTCTTGCTGCTGCACTAGAGAAAGTACGCCAGGATCGGTATGAAAAGGTAATTCTAACAAGACCTATGTCACATGTGGGTAAGTACTCTCTTGGAGCACTACCTGGCGATGTAACAGACAAGTTCCAGCCTTACCTTCTTAACTACCTGACTAACCTAGAGCAGTTTGTTGGTAACAAACACTACATCAAGGACTTGTTGGACCAGAATCGCTTTGAAATAGTGCCTCTCCAGCTAGTTCGTGGAGCATCATTCAAGAATAGTTTGGTGATAGCAGATGAAATGCAAGTATGTGACCAAATGGAGATACTCACCATTGGTACTAGAGTAGGTGAAGGTAGTAAAATAGTACTTATGGGAGACTTAAATCAAAGAGATGAAAAGATAGCGAAAGAAAAGACTGGTTTACACAAGATGATGCATGATAGAAAGGTAAAGGAGTCACACATTGTCGCAACCATCGAATTACAAAAATGCGAACGTTCAAAAACAGCTAGACTTTTTGCAGAAGTCTTTGAAGGATAGTTGTGACAACTTTATTGGTTTGCCAATCAGTCCATCAGCGCTTGCATCTCTGAAACAGTCTGTTGAAAGTGTATTGTATCAAACAGCAGCATCAGGTGTTATCAAAGCTGGTGGAGATGTAGAGGTAGTCAAAGACCCTGCTGATCCAAGTGCAATTCATATAGAAATGACAATTCAACCAACATTTGAACTATCATATATGCAACTCAAAATGCAGGTTACATCTGGATACATGGGAAGCGAAGAGAGTGTTGGTCAAATTGAATTCAAATTTGTGGAGAGTGAGAAACCTTGGCGGTAGGAGATCTAGTAATATGTCCTGTATGTGCAGAAATAGGTGTTATCAAAGAAGAGAATGAGAAGTGGCCTATACCCAACTCTTATATCATTGAATGTGAAGATTGTGGCTCAATGATGACACCTACAAAACCTCAAAGAGTAGATACACTGACTATTGAGTACCCTAAGCCTAATAAAGAGGGACAACAAGAGTTTGATTTTGTACAAAACGAAGTCAAACATCCAGGAAAAGAATAATGGCAGTTGGTGACCACGTAATTTGCTTTAAATGTAAGGCAATGGGAAAACTTGTTCAAGAGGAAGGAGAGGGCAAAAGCTATCGAGGTGTGGTAGAGTGCAAAGAATGTGGGAAAAGACTGAAGATTATCAATCCCCCTAAACAACTGGGTACAATCAGAATACACACAGCACCTGAACACCAAAGATTTCAAAAACGCGACAAAGTACAACAAGAGTTTACTTTTGTGCAAAGTGAATTAAAGAAAGCTGAGTGGGCAAAACGTCCATTGAAGCATCCAAAGCATAAGACACCTTCAATGACAGCACGCACTGAAAAAAGACATCGTCATGCCATAGAACTATGGAGATTAAATATGCAAATTGCTCATAGTCATATTTTGGCATCAGTTCAGCAATCACTTGTTAAACATATGGAAAAAGAGGAAAAGAAGTTCCAATGAAACTACTCTTAGATGATCCAAACGTAGGTCTCGTACATCCAGACTGCCTAGAAGACAGGTATAAGGTTGTAGTAGAGTTGACTGTTAGAGCTGAGTCAGTAGATGATGCTCAAGAGATAGTCAAAGAAATCATACAGTATGGAATCATAGGTATGATAGATAATGATGACATCGAACCAGTTGAAGACTGGGATGTCACAGAAGCAGAGCCAGCAGAAGTACTTTAACCACCCCAATTACCCTATAGGAAAAACAAATGTCAGAAAATAGTAATCTCGATCTCGGTGGACTACCCGTCCGTGATGTGAATACACAAGAGCCCCAGACGCAGTCTGTTGAGGATCCTGCGGACAAATTTGATGTAACTCGCAAGGCAAGGCAGGACGCTTTAAAGATGCTCGCACAGCTTCTCACAGCTGCTGAAGGGGCGAAGCTATCCAAGAAGGATGTAATAAAGGGATTCCGCGCACTACATGAGTACTGCCTACATTCTGATTACATGATTTCAGCGATGGTTCATGATATGTACAGAATTGTGCACTCAGTTGCACAGGGAGAGGTGAATACCTTTGCTCTACGCACTAATCTGAAGACACTAGTGAAAGCACTAGAGTTAAAGGATCTAGTCAATCAAGAAGAGTTGAAGGAAATTCATGACCAACAGGTCTTACCTGGAGAGCTACCACCTGGTACTACAGATGAGCAGGTTGCTGAACTGAAAGCAAAGCAACTAACTGAAACAGACTAGTACTTCGTATAACTTTTCTCTTCTACTAACTCAGAGTTTGTTGCTATATTGATCTGATACTTAAGCTCAGCTCGCTTATCATTTTGTTGATATACTTGCCTGGCAAGATCGACAAACGTAGCCCCAAAATCCCCCCGCCTCTCACAGATTCTAATCTGATCCTCAATTAGCCATAAGGTTCTGTTCACACTTTGCAGTTGAACAAACCAGACTAATACATCCTCATCCCAAGTGTATTCGCTAAAGAGATCTTGCAGACACTTCCTCTCACGAGCGATATTAGCACTCTTTAGAGGATCTTTGATCTGTGCAGCCTTAACGTATAGGATAGAGAGCTTATCAAACAACTCTCCTACGCTGATAGGGGCAGAAAGTAGCATTAGACGATGTGACTAATCTCAATAAATGGAGCACCGAAATCCCACTTGATAGCAGTGATTTCACGCCTCACTTGTAGGATAAGAGTGAAAAGCTTAGAAACTCTCTCTCTGTCAGCCTCAGACTCTACCGCTCTTTGCTCAAATCCTTCTACATAACGAATTTGCATGTCAGGGCTGGTTACAGTCCAGCTGAAACCTACCACTCCAGGCTTGTAATCAAGTACCCATGTAAGAGTCTCTGCGATCTCCTTGCGTGACTTAACCGCAAGCTCCTTCAAGCCAGGAACACGCACATTATCCGAGACAATAAGCGCAGCGTCTGGTGCCTTCCAGAAGTGATCTGCAAGACCAGGGAGTCTAACAGGTTCTACCACCTCATCTCCCTTTTCCTGTCGCATAGTAAACTCTTTGACGATGTCAGCTTGTGACTGTAGTTCAGCGGCCATTACATTCCTCCATTTGTTCCTTAAGAACAGTTTGAAATCTGTTAATTTGACGTTCATTAGATAGCATTACACGCTTAATCTCAGGACGTGGTAGCTTGAGTATATACGACAAGTACATCAGATATCTATTAAATAACGAAAAGGGACATATGTCTAGAGGGTTAGCTTGAAACACCATGGGCAAGCCTACTTTTCTTTGTAATTCAACATACTCTTTTTGCTCTTCTAAGTACTCTCTTTCCCAACCAGATTGTCTAGAGAACACTCGCTGTTTTATCAACCAATCCTTGATGTTACGCCCAAGAGTGTACTTTAGATCAGACTTAGACGTAAGACCCAATCTCCACACACACATCAGGAGTTCTTGCTTTACGTCTTTTTCTTCTACCCACCAAGCAGCCCTTAACTTATCACGGACTCCTTCAATGGTAGTAGGGACATGGGTTTGAGTTAGAAAAAGAGAATAGAACCACTTACCCGCGAAGGGTGCAATACGACCTTTGCTTAGGTCCAAGAGAAGTTGTACGGTTTGTTGGAAACTTACTCCCAGCCCGGTACACTCTTCTTGTATTTCTTGTTTAGATCTGGGTAATACCATTTGATCGGGATCCCAAGCTCCTTAAAAAATACTGCCGTCTTTGATGCTTCTCCAGGAGTAACACCGACGAGCCTTTCAAACTCTTTTGGATAGAACTTTTTGAAACGACGTAGCTTAGTCTTATCGTTAGGCTTCATCCAGCCGCCTTTGACTTCAATCCAGACATATGATCCATCTGCATAACTAATCTTGAAGTCAGGTGTGTAACTGACAGTACCTTTTTTGATACCAAACTGCCAATAGGTAAAATCAGTAGGTTCATACTCGATAAGGGTAATGGATTTGTCGAGGCGCAGCAGACGAAAGACGTTAGCTTCCCATCCAGAACGGAAGAAGAGGTTGTTACAGTCAGGGCGCTTGCCAATCTTGCTTCTTGCTCCTTTCTTTTTAGGTTTGGGTGCTGTCCCTGTTTTGAGTTCTATTTGTTTATTCTTAATGGCGTATCTACTCTTTGCTAGAGCGACACACAACTGATTCACAGGCTGTCCACTGTTTTTTCTTAAATATTCGATCTCAACAGGAGACCATACTACCTTTTTATATGACATATTCCTACTCGTAGAGACACTCTGATGTATATGCGTTCAGTGCCTTTTTACTTTTCTTGCCAAACAGGCCATCAATGCCTCCAGTATAGAGACCTTCAGCTGCTAGCTTCCTTTGCATACGTTTAGTCAGCTCATTACGTAGACGTTCTAGGTTCACTGCCATACCAGGACAGGTCTTCTTGTACTTCCTTGATCCATTACCCAAGATACTCCACATACCAGGTACCTCACGATGTCCAATGATGTTCTTAGGAAGAATGCGATAGTAAAGACAGAGGCGCGTCAGATGTTGTTCGAGAGCGTCCATTTGATCTGCTGTTGGTGAGTCTCCTAGATGACCCTTGAAGGCCATTGTGACACCAATAGAAGACTTGTTGTAAGCACCAGCGTGCCAACACCTATCTTCGTAGTAGTTGCAGTGGTATACCACACCTATGTCGGTAATGAAGTCGTGATATGCCAGCCCAGGTGCGCCCTTTTTGCTCAAATGGTTACCAGGAGTAATGTGATAACGTGCAGTCTTGTAAGGGTTTTGGTTAGAAGAAGCAGTGCAATGCACTACAATTCTAGTAGGCTTACCTCTTTTCTTCCAAATACGCGTTGGATGCTTAGGTAATAAAGTAACAATGTTGTATAGATTATAACTCATCTTTCAGCCTCCTTTTGTGTTCTTTCTGTCGTCTATATTGTTCTTGTCTATACTCTCTGGCCCGTTCTTTTTGCTCCAATTCCCAATCGGTTGGCTCTGCTTTCTTCTCTTTTGGAAGCTTCTCAGGGTTAAAGCATTCTTTGTACAGTTGCCATATATATTC